ATACCCGCACATTGATCGACTTCCCGCAGACGCTATAAACGATTCCATGCCATTCATTAGAACTGACTGAATGCAAATCTGCGAGATTAACATTACACCATAAGTACCAGGTTCTCCGAATAGCTTCAGAACCTCGTTGCTTTAAATGGTCCCAATCTCGTGCAAAACATTTTCGGGTCTGTCCTTTATAGGATAAAACGCAGGCTAACTTATTTCGTTTATTATTTTTATTTCTCATTTATGCAAGTGCTTGCCTTAAAAACTATGAAATTTTCTACAATATAGCAACAATTACCTACGGAAAACTCCGTAAAACTACATAGTTTAACGCAAGGGGTTGTGCGGAGAATTAGCGGAATGTTAGTCCGATATTAGCGGAATCGCTCGGCAGATTTAGCACCTGCACTTACCGCAGGTAGCATGAACCGATTACCAGGCATAGCTGGTGCTTGGCGGGTAATGCGATTGCCCACCTTCCCCTTCCCTGCACCAGCCTCGGAGGCCGGCATGAAGAGTTTGTCGGTAATTGCGACATCGGCTTCATCGAAGATTACATAATTGTAATCGCCCTCGCCCTTGGATCGGGATGAACCATCGAGGTATTTGATGCCTGGTATGCCGGCTTCTTTTAGCCGCCTGGAGATTTCAGGCTCGGGCATATCTTCGAGTACATTATTGGTGATATCCCGATAGTCTTGGTCCTTACGATATTGCCAAGTATCCTCGCCCTCCTGCTCCCGTAGGAACTTCTTTAGCTTATCCTGTACGCCTTTGGGCTGTTCGCCTAATGTCTTATCATAAAGCAGGTACTCGTTCTCCTTGGGGGCTAGTTCGACTTTGTAGAGGGAGCCTGTTTCTTTAGGATGACCATTTTTTTCGACATGGTCTATATACCGAGTTAGCTCACTAAAGTCCTGCTCGGACACATCATCTTTAATCCTATTTGCGTGTTTACGCATAAAATCCACATCATTCTTGTTCTTCCTGAACATATTGATGAAATTTCTCATATTCAGAGTGACCCTTAAATCTAGGTCGTTGAACATTTGATCTTGAGTCAAAGTCTGCCGATAAAAATCCGCAACATCTGTTTTCCCCGCAAAGTAAAGCCCATGCCCATAGGCTTGCGCACCCTCGCCAGTACCGATGGCCGATGTTCTGAATCTGCCGAAGGGTGCGCCTGGCTCGGCTGAAAAGGTGTGCGGTGTGCCGTGGTAGGCGGGGATAAACGCCTTATTGATTTTATCGTAATCGATGAATCGAGTTCCTGATAATTGTTCCATCTTACCGATCCGCTCGATCCGCCTGGAGCGGTAAACATCTCGGGGGTTCTTCTTACCAAGGCTTTGTCGCCAAGGGTTGGAGTCGGCTTGGTCTTTTGTGCCTGTACCGAAAGCGGAATTAATGAAGTCTGCCTTGGATTTAGCGATGTCCTGATTGGCATCCAATCCCGTTTTACCAGGTAGGCCGTCTGCATGATTGCGGTGATATTGATCTAGGTCTTGCAGGAGCTTTACTTTTGCCTGTGCGATATCTGCCCCATATAGGCGAGTGAGTTCTCCCTGTTGTAGCCTAGCTAATTGATCGATATTCTTGACTAGCTGGTTAACGGATACGGTACGCAGTATAATGTTGTTCTTCTGCGTTATTTCAAACCCGTAAGGGACTTCGATATGATTCTCTACCTTGGCATTTACATACCTTCCACCGCCCTGCCCTGCGGCCTTAAAGTAGGTCATTAAATACTCGTTCCCGCCTTTATTGCGGATGTTTGAGTTTACATCTCTAAGGGTCTGTATTTGATCCTTATTCCAGTTGCCTGATTTTTCGAGCTTATCAATTACCGAGTCATCAAGGTATCGGCCGACAAAGCGGATATTGCCAGTCTTGGGGTTTACTTCGGGGCGTACATGGCCTTCCGGCAATCCCTCATTTTTCTCCTTCTCCTCAATAGCCTCTTTGAGCTTCTCAGCAAATGAGCGATTGTATTTACCCTGCTCTCTTGCGGTCATAGCGAGGTTGGGTATTACATTTCCATCCTTGTCTATTTGTAGGAGTGTTCCCGCTCTTAGAAGTTCTGCAAGCTGTGGGCTTTTAGCGAGTTCTGTAGACTTTATATCGACCACTACCTCCTTGGTAGACCTTCCGCTAACAGGATCTTTTACATCTCTGCCCTGAATGTCGCCCTTTTGCTCGAGGGATTCTTTCCTTTGCGGACTCATGCCCTCGATCTCCCTGTTGTACTTTCGTACAAGCTCGGTGATTTGTGGGTATCTTTTGAGATTGGAGAATAATTTATTATCGGTAATCAGGCGGCCATCGGGGCGAAAGGTTCCACCCATCATGGCGATTGTCTGACGAAGGAGTGGAATATTTTGCACGAGTTCAGTATCGAGTATACCGCCCATGATCTTACCGATTGTCCCCCGTCTTTTATCTCTGTACCTCCTTGGATCGTTAAGCAGAAAGTCTGTACCATGCTCGGCCACAATCTCGCTGACTGTTTGTTCATCAGTCATAATTTTTGCGAGGTCAGCATCGGACATTTTATTACCTTCTGAATCCAGTAGTGTGTCCTGTAGCTTCTTGCCGTATTCTGTGCGGGCTTGTTCAAACTCATCGCTAAGTAGAAATTTACGATTCGCCCCCTCCCCGACCATAATCGGATCTCCTACCTTTAGGTCAGGATATTTAGATTGGTTCTCCTTGGTTACCCGTTGGACAAATATACCAGGCTTGCCGGTGATCGGATTGCCGATGAGTAGGTCGATGAATTTACGCTTTCCGCCTGTCTGCTCAAGGTAGTGTGTAAATTCGTGGGCAAGTAATGGCTCAATTGCTCGGGGCGAGTCTGTATTAATGACAATGTCACCCGTTACTCGGTCAAAGTATCCACCCTCTGCATTCTTACCATTACTGACATATTCAATCGATAGGCTTGGGTTGGCTACGATCTTATTAGCCACCGCCATCTGAACATCTCGGTTCAGTTTATTAAATGCTTCCTTTTGATTGGCGGGTAAGTAATTCTCGGTATAGTGCATCCAATCTCCGTATCGGGCTTCCATGTGATTGATTGGGCTACTAAACCCGACAACCTCTGCCCCTAATGCACCGGCAGAACCAAAGAGCATTCCTGCGCCGATTCCTCCATATATAGCTTCGGGCATATCTCCACCACCACTTGCCGCGAGGCCGAAGGCTCCGCCTACCGCGCCTCCCACTCCAGCACCTTTAGCGAGTCTGCCGGCAGTCTCCACATATCGCCCAAGCCCTGTACGATCTAAAAAGTTTACAGCGGCCTGTCCGCCTTGTGACATATTACCGAATGCCTCTTTGCCTGCCATTCTGCTCATCACCTTGCCCTCTGCCGCTCCTGTTACTTTACGAGCTACGGAGGAGACTGGAAGAATTGCAGTACGATCAATTAGCTGAGTGGTCAGCTTTTCGGCATCCTTAGAGGCGATCCTGGAGAAGAATGCCATGTCGCTGGTTGGCTTCATTATTTCTCTTCCGAGGATTGCAGTATTTCTTCCGAATCGGGAGAGGAACTGTGGACCGAGCAGGAAGGATAAAGCCCCTCCTAGTTTACCAACCTCGCTGTCTGTAAACTGCTCAGAGAACTGATAGCCTCCGTAACCTACTCCGCCAACAACTCCGCTTTTGATTAAAAAGTTAGCGTTTTGCTCGGTTACTTCCACTCCAGCCTTTTCCCCTGCCTTCATTAACATATTGATAGCAGTCTCCTGGGGGAGTGTTCTAATGAACTGCAAGGCGTTGCCCAAAAACTCAACAGGTTTTGCCAAGCCGATTAGTGTCGCCCCTCCTGCCTTGTTTAGAAGGTTAAGCGGTTGCTTTACAGGAACATCCTTGAGGGATTCGTTAAGGAACTCTTTAAGTGGGTGATTGGCTGGCAGTTTTGATGCAATATCGGTAAGTGCCATATCCCGCTTGGCCGCTAGTGGTTTTAGCTTTGCCTTGTTTTCTGCGATCTTCTCGGTAACTTCGGCTAATCCTTTTTCCAGCCTAGCTCTTGCCGGTGCTTGTTTTATTGCGAGTCTTCTACTCTTAACAGTATTATCGCCAATTCTATTGAGAGCCTGCTTCATATTTACCTGCAACTTAGCGAGGTCCATTGTCTCATTAAGTAAGGCTTTTTCGGCTCCTCTTAATACTTGTCTGCCTGTACCTGTTGCCAGTCTGAATGCAGAGCCTAATGGTAGAAGCCCAACTGGGTCTCCCGTCATAGTTGCACCTCGAGCGGCGGCCATGTCGGGCATGACTTGCTGTGTGCGAATTTGCTCTCTTTCCTCTTCGGGCATACCGAGAGTTAAAAACTCAGGAGACATACCAAGGAAACCTTCGGTTACCATTTCGGCGGCCTTGCCTTGGCGTTGATGCTCAAGTTCAGCCTGAGTCTTAAAATACTCGTAGGATGACCTTAAATCTTCCTCAGATTCGTCTTCAAGTAAAAGTTTTTGGACTCCCCTAACAATCCCTGAAGATAGTTGTTTGTAATCTAATTCAAGGTTTCCGTAGGTTTGTAAAGATGTGGCTTTGGCTTGTGTTCTTACCTTGCCGAGTGGCTTGTAGATATCATTTACTTTATCCAAAAACAAAAAGTTTGAAGCAAACCTAACAGGTAATGTTTTAGCAGACTGCCAAAAATCAGATAACATACCTGCACCTGAGTCTATAATCGATTCACCAATTGATTTTTGAGAGTCGAAAGCTCCAGCCTTACGGAATGCTTTGAATGTCTCAAAGTCAGCCGTCATATCGAGCATGGTTGGCTGTTGAAGGATAGGCGTTATATACTGAAGATCCTCCTGGCTTGCCGGTACGAGGTTAATTGGTTGAGGCTCGGGATTTAGGTACTGCAAATCCTCCTCGCTTGCAGGAATAAGGCTAAGTGTTTGCTCGTCCATTATTGAGCAGGTTGTTGTACAAGAACTTGGCCTGTCTTTTTGTCTTTATAAATAGGTGTGCCGTCTTTTCTTTCCCCGACAATTTCAACATCAATATTTTGACCGTTAAAATTAAATTTTGTTTTTGTATCCGAGTTTGGAGCAAGTGCCTGAATATCTCCCATTAATGAATTTTCTTCATCAAACTTTTCGATCTTCTCTTGTATTAGTATAGGATCTACACGTTGCTTTTGTGAGAGACGAATTAAATCCTTTCTTTCTTTAGCTCTCCGTCCGGCTTTTACATAAAGTTTGAGCATACCCTCATTGGCGGCTCTAGAGTTATCTATATCAGGAGATATTCTCCTAAATAAAGTCATTTCGTTTTCAGTAATTGAGCCTTTAGTATTTTCCATCGCATCGAATAAAAACTGCCCTGTGACCTGCCTAAATATACCGATGTCTTTCATGTCTTCTTGGTATTCATCGGGTAAATCAATTCCTACTGATTCCGCTAGGACTTTCATATCATTAATGAAAGATGTAATGCCACCAGTAGTTTCAGGTAAATTAGTTAAAGCCAATTCCGCTTGCTCTGCTTGTTTGATTGCAAGATTAGATTCATTAACCTTATCTTTGATGGTTTGCATTGCGTCCTTAGTTCTATTTACTGCTATAATCTCTTCGGTTTTCTCTTTAGGAGTTGGGTACATCCCCGAGGGTTTAGGTGGGCCGAAGTCTCTTATAGGATTACCTGCTTCATCTACTCCCACTTGTGTAAAGCCTCCCTTACCATCTTGCATGGTAATCGTTCGAGCTATTTTCTGAGCCTTCGGCTGATTCGCCTGTTGAAACGCCAAAGCTTTTTGAAACATACCAGGATCTTCAAATTGACTTAGGAAGTCTCTGCCTTGTAATTCATAGACAGGTTTTTGAACATAGCTAGATGGGTCATTTTGGACTCGTTCCATGAATGCTTGTGGATCATTAACCTGTGCCGATCTTCTTGGATCGTTCGGATTTACAACAGATGAAAAGTTTTCAATCTTTTGTTGGGCTTCAGGAGTTAATTCGTCTGTTGCAATAGTATCATTTAATCGATCATAGAAGGCTTCTGTTTCTGCTTTCCCCTCATCCTGCCGTCTATAACCTTCCTCCAATTCTGCCTGCCTCTGCGCCCTTCCTTGGGCCGCAATATTTGATTGTGTGGCCAGCCTTTCCTTTTCCATCTTCATCTTGGCCTCGGCTTCCTGTTTGCGCTGATACTCGTTTTGAAGGAATGGGTTCTTGGCGATTGCCATTGCATCTTTTTCGCCCACCCCTTGGCCCATCAAAAAGCCAGCAATCTCGCTTGCCCTTTTCTTTTTCTGTTGCCCTTCGATAAATCCCTTTGCCACTTGGCCGAGTGCCTGACCAAAGGATGCATTGGCGGCGGCATTTGCCCGTCCCGCTTCAAGAAATGGTGAGAAATCGACTCGCATGAGTCCCGCCTGAACTGTGTCTCCTATTGCCATGATATTAGTCTCCCCTACTTAAAAATCCACCAGCGGCTGTTCCAAGCATACCCATGAATCCCTGTGCCGCACCACTTGCCGCTTGTTCTTTAGCCGCATAAGTGTTTGCCAGGTAGTTCGCCCGGTTCGCATATTCCTGCATACCGATATTTACTCCGGCATCGGGATTGATACGAGTGACTGATTCCTGTGGCATTCCGAATAGGGCGGCTCGTTGGCCATACCCTTGCTGTACGAAGTTTTGCCCGCCACCTGTAAGTCGGAGTGGATCGTAGGAGGTTGCTTGGTTACCACGCATCGCATACCCACCAAACTTCATAGCATTGTCACGATTTTGGTTTATAATATCCCGTAAGTAATCCTCACGGCTCATCGCCTCGGCCGCAATGCCCACATTGTCCATGTCCCGCCCTCTCGATACTAAGCCTTCGCGGGCAGACTGAGTTGCCCTGCGTCTCATTTCGGGCGATAGATCAGTAATCTGTGCCTCGCGATATGCCTGATTGGCCAACTCGTTTGCTTGGTTTACGCGGGCTTGCATGAGCGGATCGGATGCACGAACTGCGGCAGTCATGTCTGCCCCGAATCGATTCATTAGGGACATATCGGAACCAGCCTGGCGTTCTGCCATTTGTGAGCCAAACTCCTGCGACCGCATGGCCTGTTGCTCCGCAAGCTGTGCCATCGGGTCGGCCGCTCGGCGGGCTAGGCTCATTTGCAAGTCTTGGTATTGCGGATCGTAGCGTTGACGATTTTGAAGCATTTGATCCTGCAAACGGGGATCGGACATCGCGTTTACATAATCGCGGGCAGATTGCCCAACATCGAACTTTTCGAGTTGAGGTGCATCTTTACCTCCACCAAATAGTTTTTGGATAAAGTAGGATTTTACTCCCGATGAGTTTACGGGTTTACCCGCACCACCTTTACTCTTTAAGAGTTTTGCCTCCTTGTCGTTAATGTATGCAACCTCTTCACCCTCGGGTGCGGCCATATTAAGCAGAGTGGCCGCTTGCTTGAGGGGGTCTTCGGGGGCATAGGATACTATTCCTTCGGAAGTCATCTTTCCACTAGCGCCTGAACGCATGAGCAGTTCGCGTTCCATTGGATTGATATATGCGAGGGATTCTCCTGCTGGTCCTTTAGATTCTAGATATTTAACTATATCATCCTGTGATACATTTTGATTAAATGCACTAGGGTTGGTATCAGGGAAAAAGGTAGGGTTTTTTTCTTTTGCATAATTTGCGGGATTTTTCATGTATGCAGAATCACCTGGATCTTTCATCCGACTGTAATCTATATTACCCAAGAAAGAATGGCTTTGCATCTGTAACCTTCTCTGTGCTTCCTCGGCTATTTCTTCTTCTGATGGACCCATGCCTATGAGCCGTTTAAGTGCGTCTAATGATTCCATGACTTTATCAGGTTTTAATTATGTAATTTAAAATGATTGTGGGCTGAACATTGTTGTGGGCTTGGTCGCTGCCTTCGGAACTTACATTTCCACCATTTCCTTCAGGATGCGTTCTTCCTCCACCTCCCGAAACATCTCCTAGAAAACCAGTTCCGACCGTTCCTCCTCCGTGATCGTGTGAAGGCATTTGAGCGGTTGACAATGTATGCGTTTCAGCACCCCCTGTGCCACCTAAAATATCTCCATTAACGCCGCCAGCCTGACCGGTTAGGCGATTAGCGGATGAACCACCCATATCGTCCTGACCCGCAATTACTCGTCCACGAAGGTCAGGGATATTAAATGTGGTTGATCCGTCTCCCACTCCGTAGGTAAGTCCTAATGCCGCAAAAAGTGGTGTACTAACTCCAGGTGTTATTTCTCTGTCATATTCTGAACCGTCACAATACAACCAATCACCTGGATTGCCTGGTAAGGATATCCCAGCATACGGCAAAATGGTGGAAGTCGGCATGAGTACACTTACTGCCGCACTATCGAGCTTGGCCGCAGTCACCGCCCCGTCCTGTATCTTGGCAGTAATAACGGAGTTATCCGCTAGTTCGTTAGATGTAATACCTGTCTGTTTGACTTTTAAATATCCGCCCGAGGCATCGACTTCTATGGTTGAACCGTCTGCGGTGTTATTAGCACCTGTACGAAATGTAGCAAGGTTTGCGATGTCCTGTAATTTGGTCGCGGTTACCTGGTCGCCCGATGCGAAACTTTGTCCTGTTTGTAATACTGGCATGATTATATTCTCCTTATGAAATTGATGTGGTGGATCGGTTACTGATTCTAGCGTCTATCTTGGTAGCCCGAAGGTATGGTCGGCCTATGGATGGCCGGAAATCTGCCTGTATGCCAAACCCCTTCTTATTTACCCGAAGGCGTAGGGAGGCCTCCTCCGAGTCGGGCAATGAGTTACCCAGTAGGCTGGAGATAGCTGTGCTTGTGCTTACCGAGTCGGGGTCTTCGGTTATAAATTGGATGTTACCGTCAGTAGAAAAGCCGGTATTTGATTTTACATGGAACTCTGCGCGGCTGTATGTTTTACGGTCCATACTTTCGGCATCGTATTGGCGGGTGGTTAGCTGACTAATTATAGGGATGGTGGAGGGACTTGCCTGCCCTGCTGTAATCGAAACCACATCGCCTCCCTCATTGCCATCAACCTTATGCACCCCGCCCTCTTCGGTTGTGAGATACAAAGCATTCTGCGCTCCTTCACGGGCAACAAGTAAATCGCGAATGGCAAAGTCTACAGAGTTTACAGAGTCAATGCTTTCAAAACCGCCGTTGATAAAGTTATAAACGATTATGGTGTTGAGCTTAGTCGCATTGCCCGCACCAGGAGTAGAGTCTAGTGGGACGGCCAGCCAGTAGCGGGAGTTGAAATATACGCCTGTGGAAAGGTGGGCATAGTTCTGATTTATCCGATCTATAAATGGCTGAATGGTTTCGGATATCGGTGTGCCTGTTCCTCGTAAATTGTATTCATCAAGGAACTCGACAGAATATATTCCTTGGTCTGATAAGAATAGAATCTTGTTCGCCACCTGGACGATTGACTTCCTTGCGGATGCTCCGATCTCTGTGGTTACCACATTGGTGGACACATCGGAAAGAGATCCACTCACGCCTGTCATCAGGTGGATCGATTTGCGGTTGAATACCACTATGGAATCGTTGGTAAAACCTGTAAGCCCCACGGTGTAATCGCTCTGCCCGGCACTCGCTCGGAACTGATTTCCGATTCTATCATATGTATCGCTATCAAAGATATCGCTGGCAATGAGTTCGTCCCGAACATTTCGAGTGCTGGGTGATACATCCGAAGTGTACCAGTACGGGAGCCAAAGTCTACGCTGGTGAAACTCTCCCCACGGGGCAGATGGCATATGGATAAATCCCTTACCGATTGCCAACTGTTTGGAAACCGTGAGGGATGCACCAAGTGATACTGTCTCTACCCCCAAATTAAAAGTAAATTGGTCTACTGTTGGGGTGGAAGTAATGATTGCTTTTTGATTTTGGAATAAATCGTATGGGGATGCCCCATCCCTAATGGTTACCTCGTTTCCTTGCTCCAGCCCATGATTGATCACATCCATAGTTACCACGCCGTTTAGTGCAGTAGCGGTGGTGTCTGTAAGATAAGCGGGCGCTGTATAAGTGCCACGAGCTACCCTGGTAAAATCCGCAAAGTATTCAGCCGATGCACCCGATA